CGATGTTAGAGGATAAGATTGCAGAGTCAATCACACCTTTTATCTCCGGCGCAGTGGCGATCATTATTACATTATGGTTAAGAGATACGGCAGGTAGAGTAATTAAAGGACTTTCGTTTAAGTTCTCTCGTCAGTTTAATGAGGGTGACGAGGTGATTCTTGATGGCGAACGTGCGCTTATTGTCAAGATCGGATTTGCAACGACCGTGTTTGGAATTTATAGAACGAATGAGAATTCAACAAAGATCAATCACTATTGGCGATACGTCCCAAACGAAAGAATTCCATTTCTTCATCTTGAAAAGATTGTAGCAGGCAACGAGGATATTGAGAAATAATGCCATATGATACTAATGTAGATTTTTCGGACTCAGCATCAAACTCACTAGTGCGAGATATCACGTATGCGAGTCCTATTGGATTTCGGCTCATTATCGATTCGCAGAGATATCCAAACGCACAGTTCTCTGTGCAGACCGCGTCGATTCCAGAGATCACAGTAAATGCTGCTACATATGCTACACCACAAAGAACGATTGCGATTGCTGGAGATAAGGTCGAGTATTCTGACTTTAGTTGTACATTCATTGTGGACGAACAACTAGAGAACTACTATGAGATACATGAATGGCTCGTTGGTCTTGTGACAGAGCCCGAGGATCGCAACATTCGTAAGACGCGCGATCTTTCTCTACTCGTTTTAAACTCAAACAACAACGTGTCACGAGAGATTCAGTTCGTCGATGCGTATCCTACGACACTCTCGACACTCGACTTCGACGCAAAGAATACTGATGTCGAATATCTTGTCGGTGACGTCACATTCGGTTACTCATACTTTAAGGTGAAATAAAAATGTTGGAAAATGATCTTAACGTACTTCTTGCTTCGACTTTTGCGTTCGCACTTAAGTCTCAACGATATCACTGGAACGTGATGGACATGGGTTTCTACTCACACCACGAGTTCTATCAAGAGATCTACGAGGAGACATACGAAGCGGTCGATCTTATCGCAGAGAATATTCGTGCACTTGGCAAATTTCCTGCCGGATCACTCGCCGAGTTTTCCGAGATCTCACAGATTGCTGAAGAGGACGAGGTGGTCGTCTATGCCAGCGATCAGATGGAGAATCTCGTAAAGGCGAACGACGTAGTGATCCGTATTATCAAGATTGCCATGACTGCGGCTGATGATGAGGACAAAGAAGATATCGAGGATATGCTCGTCGAACGGCTTCGTGCTCACAAGAAACACGGTTGGATGCTCAACTCACACATAATGAGGCAGCAGAGACAGTAATATAAATACTTTTGTATTATGAACCAGTGAGGTAGGATTATGGCAATACGTCTAGAAGACGTACTTGAGATGTGGAAGACGGACTCCGAGATCGACGAACTCAAACTCGATGAGGCATCTCAGGAGTCCGCTCGTCTTCATGCTAAGTATCTTGAAATGTTATCGGTCACTCGACTTCAACTCAAACGTAAAGAGGCCGAGTTCAACGTCTTACTCAAAGACAAGTTTCTTTGGTACAACGGCAAGATGTCCAAAGACGAGATGGATGCGCGTGGATGGGACTACGATCCACTCAATGGTCTCAAGATTCTGAAAGGCGATATGGATCGATTCTATGACGCAGACGAGGACATTCAGAATGCGAAGATGCGCATCGACTATCTCAAGGAACTGGTTGCGGTTCTGGAAGAGATCATAAATAACATTCGTTGGCGCCATCAGACAATCCGTAACTCCATAGAATGGCAGAAGTTTACATCAGGGATCTAATGACAGAAACTATTCGTCTTCGTAAAGTGAATCACGCGTACTTACAAGTTCAGTGCGAAGATCGCGGTGTGCTTGCGGAGATGTCATCCTTTTTCGAGTTTTATGTGCCCAACTATAAGTTCATTCCAGCATACAAGAATCGAATCTGGGATGGAAAGATCAGGCTTCTCGACAACAGAACAAATCAAATCTATGCGGGGTTGTATGAGTACATCAAAGCATTCGCAGAAGCAGAAGGCCGAGGATATGAGATTGAACATCTGGAAGATCCCATTTACGGGATTCCTCGATCAACTCAGCAAGTTGATATGTCCTTTGTCAAAGATCTACCGTTGTCCTCGAAGGGTAACACGATCGAGCCGAGGGACTACCAACTCGAGGCAGTAGAACACGCACTGAACAACAAGAGTGCGCTGTTACTCTCTCCCACCGCATCGGGCAAGTCTCTGATCATCTATCTGATCTGTCGTTGGTTCATTGAGAATAGTGACAGTCAGATCTTGCTCGTTGTACCGACGACTTCTCTTGTTGAACAGATGGCATCAGACTTTACAGATTATGCAACAACTGATGATTCGTTTGATCCTGACCAGATGATTCATAAGATCTATGGTGGTCGCGAGAAGATTCAAGGCGCGAAGATCGTCATCTCTACCTGGCAGAGTATTCACAAACTGTCGAAAGACTGGTTCTCTCGATTTGGCTGTGTGATAGGAGACGAAGCACACAACTTCAAAGCCAAGTCTCTGACATCGATTCTTACTAAATGTACAGAGGCAGAGTATCGTATTGGCACCACCGGCACACTTGATGGAACCACTACACACAAACTGGTTCTTGAGGGAGTGTTCGGTCCTGTCTATAAAGTGACGACGACAAAAGATCTGATGGACGAGGGATCTCTTGCGAATCTGAACATCAATGTTCTTCTCTTGAAATATCCTGATGAAGTGTGTAAGATGTCCAAAGGATATAAGTATCAGGAAGAGATTGACTTCATTGTCAAGTATGATGAACGCAATAGATTCATTCGCAATCTCGCACTGGATCAAGAGGGCAACACTCTGGTGCTGTTTCAGTATGTAGAGAAACACGGTAAACCTCTTCATACTCTGATCCGAAACAAGGCCTCTGATGATCGTCACGTATTCTTTGTCTCTGGCGGCACTGATGTTGATGATCGTGAGAGAGTGAGACAGATCACTGAGAAGGAGAAGGATGCGATTATTGTTGCGTCGATGGGAGTCTTCTCCACAGGGATCAACATTCGCAATATACATAATGTTATATTCGCATCACCATCAAAGTCTCAGATTCGTGTCCTTCAGTCTATTGGTCGTGGTCTGAGAAAGTCTGATGATGGTCGTGATACTGTTCTCTATGATATCGCAGATGATCTACACTGGAAGAATCATAAGAACTATACGCTGAACCATAGTGCTGAAAGAATCAAGATATATAGTAAAGAGAAGTTTCAATTCAAGATATATGAGATACCATTGAAATGATTGAATTAGACGACGTTAACATTCGCCATATCAAATTATCTACTGGTGAGGAAATCATTGGACTTGTGTTGGTTGATGAAAAGTTGAGTAATGAACTCTTAACTATACAAAAACCAATGATGATTAAAACTATTCAGAAAGATGATTCAATGTCATTTCTCTTCTACGAGTGGCAACCACTCTCTAAGACTGATACGTGTTGTATAAATCCTACACACATCGTTTCTCATGTTGAGTGTGATAACGAGGTGAAGGGTCAGTATGTGAACATCTGTTTAAACTCTAATCATGAGTTACCCACATCATTATCTGATGAAATGGATCTCAATGAGGATGAGTTTGATATGGATGATTTTGACATTCAACCAGATTCTAATAAAACTATCCATTGAGTATATTACCCTCGCCCCAACTGCTTTTGTATTATATCACAGTTTATTAATTTTGTAAAGCTTTATTTTTACTTTACATTGATTTGAGTTTGTGATATAATAGTCAATATTCTATTAAAAATAATGGAGAACCCTTTATGCCAGTCGAAAGACGAAAGCCACAACACTATGTAAACAACAAAGAGTTCTCACAGGCGGTAGTCAAATATGTTGAGGAAGTGAATGAAGCAGAGGCTGCGGGTGAGAAAACTCCCATTGTGCCAGACTATATTGCCACTTGTTTTCTTAAGATTGCCGAAGGACTCTCTCACAAGTCTAACTTTATTCGATATACGTATCGTGAAGAAATGGTGATGGATGCTGTAGAGAATTGCCTCAAAGCAATCATGAACTATAACATTGATGCCGCAACACGGACTGGAACCCCGAATGCGTTCTCATACTTCACGCAGATTTCATATTACGCATTCCTTCGCCGACTTGCCAAAGAGAAACGACAGCAAGATATTCGCATTAGATTTATCGAAGATGTGGGAATTGAAGGTTTTCTTGAAGAGACTGGAGATATTACGATTGATTCTGCCAATCGAGCATTTGTCGATACACTACGAGAGAGGATTGATCAGGTTCATAATAGAGACGATCTACTGAAGGAATACTCTAAGTCAGAAAAAGAAGAGGCAAAGAAGGGTAAAACTAAACCACCGAAAGGTATTGAAATGTTTATGGAGATGGAAAATGAATGATGCACATATTGCTGGAGAAATTGAAGGTACTGATTTGAGTGAATACGAAGGAACGTACGAGACTGAAACGTATGGTGTTACTGATAGTCTAGATGACTGGCACTTTTCAAGACTGAAGATGAATGGTTTTTCGGGTTGGTGGGGTGCTGCGAAATATATTATTCATAACTTTAATGTTGTGAAGTGTCAGCTAACACCAGTTGCTCTTGATAATGGTAAGGAGCTTTTGGCAAAAAGTATTCGATTAGATAATATTGAGGACCTCTCAGATTACTTGTCACCAGATGATGAAATCTATCTATATAATGTATATCAAATGCCAGATGATTATGAATTCGACAAAGAGGCAAATGAACTTAGACGCGTTGAAAGAAATAAGTACTGGGTCGTACGATATTCTATGGCGACACCTGCTGAGTAAGTAACGTGACTAAGATAGCAGTATTGAGCGACACCCACTTCGGTGTAAGGAATTCATCGGACACGTTTATAGAATATCATCAACGGTTCTTTGACCAGACGTTATTTCCTTATCTCAAGAAGCACAAGATCAAGCATATTATTCATGGTGGTGACCTATATGACCACCGTAAATATATTAACTTCAAGGTTCAACATGCGTCGAGAAAGATGTTTCTTGAGCGGCTCCATCAGATGGGTATTACAATGGATATCATCATTGGTAACCATGATACCTACTACAAGTCGACTAACGATCTGAACTCATTAAAAGAGTTACTCGGGTACTTTACGTCGAATATTAATATTATTACAGAACCTCGTGTTCTCGACTATGACGGTCTGCGAATCGGCATGATACCATGGATTAACTCAGAGAACTATTCAGAAACAATTCGATTCATCAAGTCGTGTGATGCACCTTGGCTTGTTGGTCACTTCGAACTTTCGGGATTTGACATGATGCCGGGAATGAAATCGACAGACGGTATGTCGCCGGAAATATTCTCACGATTCGAAACAGTTCTTTCGGGACATTATCACACGCGATCAGAAAACGGTAACATCAAGTATCTCGGCTCGCAGATGGAGTTCACGTGGGCCGATGCGGGTGACCCTAAGTACTTTCACGTCATTGACACAGAGACTCGCGAGATCGAGGCAGTGCGTTGTCCGATCACGATCTATGAGAAGATCTTCTATGACGATCGCAAGATGAACTTCTTTGAGGACTATGATGTCTCCAAACTCGAGAACAAATTCGTCAAGGTCATCGTCGTCAACAAGACGGACCCCTTTACATTTGATCGATTTGTTGATAGAATACAACAGGTAGATCATCACGATCTAAAGATTGCCGAAAACTTCAATGAGTTTGTAGGAGACAATGTCGAAGTGGACGAAGAGATCTCTGTTGAGGATACCACACAGTTGTTGGACTCATATGTAGATAATGTTGAGACTGATCTTGAGAAAGACCGTCTCAAAGAACTGATGCGATCGATTTATGTCGAGGCGTGTAACGAGGAGATTGTATGATGACTGACTGGAGTACCGTGACGATTCTGAAGTCAGACTACTCTGAGTACGGTGGAGAAGTTGAACGATGGAAGAATGAGAACGAATCTTATCCAGACTGTTCGGGTGGATGTAAACACTTCGCGCGCACGGACGAGGACTGGGGTGTGTGTAAGAATCCAAACGGACCTCGCGAGGGTCTACTGACACACGAACATCAAGCCGGTAAAGACTGTTTTGAACAAGAGTGACACTAATCAATGATTCTATTTCGTTCTGTAAAGTGGAAGAACTTTCTCTCGACCGGTAACAGTTGGACTCAGGTCGATCTGTCAAAGAGTCGATCAACACTGATTGTCGGAGAGAATGGCGCAGGGAAGTCGACGATGCTTGATGCATTGTCGTTTGGTCTGTTCGGCAAGGCACATCGTAACATCAAGAAAGACCAGTTGATCAACTCAATCAACGAGAAGGGTGCAGAGATCGAGGTTGAGTTTGATGTGGGTAAACACTCGTTCAAGATCGTTCGTGGTATCAAACCCAACAAGTTTGAGATCTGGCAGAACGGCAAGATGATCAACCAACACTCCAGTGCGCGTGACTATCAGAAGTATCTTGAACAGTCGATTCTCAAACTCAATCACAAATCGTTTCATCAGATCGTGGTTTTAGGTTCCTCGAGCTTCATTCCTTTCATGCAGTTGCCGACTGGACAGAGACGAGAGGTCATCGAGGATCTACTGGACATTCAGATCTTCTCAAAGATGAATGCGATTCTCAAGGATCACCTGTCAAAGATCAAAGACGAACTGAAGGATATTGACTATCAGGTAGATCTTGTCAAAGAAAAGATTAGTCTGCAGAGAAAGTATATTCGAGACATTACGGAGATGAATGATGAACAGATTCGACAAAAGCGCGATGAGATCACTGAGTATCAGTCAGAGATTGAGACTCTCCAAACTCGAAACGCGACTCTCTCGGAAGAGATCAAACAGAAAGGAGACGGAGTCAGTGACCGAATCGCAGAACTCTCAAGTAAACGAGAGAAGATCCTCGGATACAAGGCTCAGTTCGAGCAGCAGATTTTACGTGTGGTCAAAGAGGCGAAATTCTATGAAGAGAACGACAGTTGCCCCACATGTACCCAAAATATTGGTGATGAACTACGAGAAGAGAAACTCGTTTCGGCAAAAGAGAAGGCTCGCGAACTCAAACAAGCCTTGGACAATGCCGTTCAAGAGTCTTCTACTCTGGAATCGAATCTTGAAAACCTCAGGAAACTATCGACTGAAGTATCGGAATCAACCTCTGAGATACACTCTAACAATAAAGACATCCAGAGGCTCCAAAAGTCAGTACGTGATACAGAGTCTTCCGTACAGGAACTGAGCGGCAAGGGTGGCGATCTTGGTCAGGCGAACGTCAAACTCGAGAAACTGAAAGAAGAGAAAGAATCACTGACCGAGAAGAAACTTGAGTCGATGAACACGCAGACCTACAAACAGGCTGCAGCCGAGATGCTCAAAGACTCGGGTATCAAGACGAAGATCGTGAAAGAGTACCTGCCTGTGATGAACAATCTGATCAACAAGTATCTACAGGTTCTGGACTTCTTCGTATCGTTTCATCTTGACGAGGCATTCAACGAATCAATCAAGTCTCG